TTACGGCGGTTTTTTATCGCAGCCAGCTTGCGAAGCCAGCAGCCGGGTGGCGTAAAGCTTCCATGCCTCGCGGTCCACCAGGGCGGCCTGTGCGGCGGCCTTGTCGCCCGGCCACGGACCGGCGCTGAACGCGTCCATCGGCATCACCGGCGCAGCGCCCAGGCAGCCGACTGCAACGGCCTTGTTGACCACCACCGCAGGTTCGGGCTTCACCGGCGCGCCGGCACAACCCGCTAGCGCTGCGATAGCGCAAAGCATGCATATCGATTTCATCACTTCCCCCATGCCTCGCGCAGCACGCCTTCGCAACTGGTGGCGGCGCTGGCCTTGATGTCGGCGATACGGCGCTCGCCGGACTGTACCGCGCTGGCGGCCCAGCGCTCGGCCTGCTCCCGGCGCTCGCCGGCCACCTCGGTTTTGTAGCCCAGCAGCATGATAGAGCCGTTTTGCTGCTCCACCTTCAGCCGCAGATCGTTGTACTGCGCCAGCAGAGCCGCGTATTCGTCCCGCTTCGCAGCGATTTCGTGCTGATGGGCCGCATCTATGCGCCAGCCGTTGATCGTCGCGCCAGCGCCCGCTGCCGCCGCTAGAATAGCCAGCACCATCAGAACGCCGCCGAGTATCTTCCACTTCGATGAAATCAGACCGATTGGAATCACGATTGCTCTCCCATGCATGCTTTGTAGCGATCGAGTTGCCGCGTCCAGACGCCCCAACACCGATCATTGGGCTTGCCGTCCACCAGCGTGCTGCAATCGTAGCCAGCGGCCTTGCGATACAGCAATAGCGACTTGCACGCCGCCACATGGTCGCCGGCCAGCAGGTGCTTACGCATCGACGAGCCGCGCCAATTGCCCAGCCCGTATTGCCCCGAGAAGTTGCAGTACAGGTCAAATTCCCCCTGCGTGATTTCCACCGTGGCGATGGTGGCTGCCATGCGTGCACAGTCCTTATTCGCCAGATTGCGCGCCAGCTCTGCGGCGCGCTGGCGGGTGATCCGGTCGCCCAGCTTGACCGGCGTGTCGTCCTCGTAGCGAGTCGAGCCGTTGCCGATTGTCGGCACATCGCCCTTCGTCGGGATGTGCGCAACGGGCGCAAAGCCCTCGCTGGCCTGCCAGGTAGCGAAGCCGGCTGAGCTCAGCACCAATAAGGCGGCAGCGAAGCGCGCCTTATTGGTTGGCTGCGCCATCGCGACCTCCTGACAGCTCCTGTTGCGCAAGCAGGCGTGCGCCACCAGCGAACAGCGACACGCATGTGGCAACGCCAGCGAAGATACCGTTAGGAATACTTGCAGGTTTGATATAGGCCACGCCGACCTCTAGGCCGCCGAGTATGGCTGCCAGGATCGAAAATTTCATGGACCAGGCTTTCTTTGCAACTGCCTGCCAGTCGTCGATCAGTTCAAATTTCATTTGAGTTTCCAGAGTGCGTAGAGCGCTGCGGCAGCGCCGGCCATTGCGGCGATCCACTTCGCCGGCCGCTCCAACCAGCCGAGAACCTTCACGCCGCCCTTCATTGAATTCATCGCTTCTGCTATATCGCGCAGAGACGGGATGTCGAGCTGACCGATCAGCGTCTTGATGGAGTCCACGCCGGCCAGCGTCTCCTGCGTCAGCGCGGTATTACCGGCCATGTTGCCCTTCATGGTGTGCACGTCACTGGCAACCTTGTCGAGTCGTTCCGATATGCGTGCAACGTTCGCCTCCACCTCCGTCAGCCGGCGTTGTGTATCTTCATGGCGCTGAGCCTCTGTTGCTTCGTCTGCTGGCATGCTGTGCCTTTCCTGGAACAATAAAAAACCCGCCAAAGCGGGCGGGTTGAAATTAGCTACTGATTTCGGGTTGTTCCTCGGGCTCAACCGGCCAGGTAGTCGGATCATCCGGACCGACACCGTTGCGCCAGCGCCAGGTGTAGCCCATGCCGGCGCAGTACCAGTCAGCGAAGCAGCGGGACGATTCAATGGCGTTGATGAAGTTTCCGGCGGCGTCGAGCAGCTCCACTGCCGAATGGGCCTCCAAGCCGGAGCATGTGTAGGGCGAGAATTCCATCTAGGCTCCTTAGTTGTGCTCGATGAGAACGAAACCGACGCCGGCATCGCCGCTAGAAATGGTGACGGTGGTGTTCACCACTGCAGCGACGCCACCAGTCGATCCGCCGTAATTACAGCTGCCGCCAGCAACGGAGGACCCAGTGCCGATCTGATTGACTGCGAGACCTGACGATCCAGCGAAAGATGTGGCGGACGCCCCGATGATGACGGTATTTCCGACCACATCTAATCCACCACCCGCACCGCCACTAAGCCCAAGTGCTGGGAGGCTGGAAGGAGTCGTCAAGGCAGTCAAAGCAACTTGCCCAGCATCTCGCAGAGACAGCGGGGTCTGGGTGGCCGCGACCGGCATACCTGTGCCGCCGATGGTTCCGGTATTTACTGCAGCCGACGAACCAGAAACCGTACCGGCGCCGCCGCTCGCGGAGCGAACTGCAGTACTGGCACCTGCAGCAAGGGTGGACGTGGCATCCCCGGAATTGCCGCCGACACTTGACCCGCCGGTAGCGGCCATGCAGTCGCCAGCATTGGAAGCGCCGGCGGACGAGTTCGCAACTGCCGCGCCAGAGTGGTAGGCCGTTCCCTTATAGGAAATGGCCGCGCCGCCTGTGGCTGCTATGGCCGGCGCTGAGGTGGTAGTCGCGCTGTTCGTGGTCGCGGTGGCGGTACCAGAACTGCCTCCAGTGTAGTTGACGTCGCCTCCGGTCGCAGTTCCGCCTGACTGGCCAGCAGCCGTGACGGTGCCGTTGCTGCCGAAAGCGCCCTTACCGCCCTTGCCGCCATTGCAGGTGATGCTCACGCCAGGGCCGGTGATCGTGGTGGTGCCGGCGTCATTACCGTTGGCCGCAGCGCTCACCGTAGACAGGCTTACGCCGAGGCCCCGAGCACCGGGCGTGATTGTAAAGGCGTCCCCGGCTTTAACGTAAAGCGTCTTGATACTGAAACCGCCTGCGGAGCCTCCCGAGGCAGCTGCCGGCGCCGAGGCGTATGCACGAGCGGCCACGCCGCCGGAGCCGCAGCCACCTGCAGCATGGAACCGGACAAGGCCGTCGGACGGTGCGATCCACACAGTTGCGGTGTCGAAAAATTCCGCCATCCGGAAGGTCAGCGGCGTGACTGCCGAACCGTCGCCCCGGCGCACCGTCACACGGAATTTCGTGATCGTCTCAGCCTCAATGTCGATCTCGTCTCCGGCAGCCAGCAACAAAGTGCCGCCCTTGACGGCGATATTCGAGTTGTTCGTGATAACCGGCGCACCCGCAACCAGCAGGGTGCGCTTCGCGCCTGCCTGCGGCGCATTGGCAATGCCGGTAATTATCAGACTGCCAGTCAGTGTCATAGAGTTGCCGCCAGTCGACCATGGATCGATCGTCGCGGCGCTGGCCAGGTCGCCCCCCTTCTTCTCGTCGAGCGCGGAGGTCAGCTGGCCACCGGCGGTGCCGCCTTGCGGACCCTGCGCGCCGCTGGTCGAGATCACCCAGTCGCTGTAAGTGCCGACTGGCCCTTCGAACTGGGTGACGGCGATCGTCAACGACGTGCCGCTGTAGGTGCTGCCGGTACCGAACATCTTCGCGGTCGGCGTGCCGGCGCTGACAGCAGCCAAGGCTATGCCACTCTGGAACTGCTTGCCAATGGGCACCGCGAAGACTTTGTTGCCGTTACCCAGCGCAATGGCTGTCGTGCTGTTGGCAATCAAGCCTGTCGACGAGACGGCTGCGGCAGCGGCGCTGTCTAAAGCGCTTGCAGCGGATGCCGCCGAATCGCCGGCGCTCGCGGCTGAGGCCTCCGCGCTGTCTTGTGCGCCGGCGGCGTAATTCCCGGCTGCGATGGCTTGGTTGCCCGCTTCGGTGGCGCTGGCTTCCGCTTCGGTGGCGTTGTGCACAACGTTGTCCGCGAGGTCGCCAAATTGCTGCGCACTGGTTTCATCCCACCGAATCTTCGCATCCATGCGATCATCAAAAGTGGGTTCATCGGCGCGCTGCGGGCCAGGAACTGGCGCCGGGTCGATATATGGTACTGGTTCGATAGCCATGCTAAATGACACCTTCTTGGGTGAATGAAACTTCGCTGGTGAGTGCAGTTTTGTAGGTGACTTTTCCGGTGCAGAATCCGAAATTATTCAGGCCTGAGTACGTATCAAGATCACTACAGGAAATCATGCAAGGCAGGCCAAGGGCATCGACAAGGATGGCCTGCACTTGGCGCGCTTCGTCCTTGTCGATCACGGCGCTGCCGGTAATGTCGAGCGCCTTCTTTCCTGGCTTGTAGCTGTTCCTGCCGTAGTTGTCGGTCTTCACATAGCCATAGTTCTTCGGCTTAGCCTCCGCGCCCTGCTGGGTACGGCCGAGCGCTTTTACCATCCCCACGCCGAGCACCCCACATTTGATCGGCGCGCCGGCGGCGCCGGTGAGGGTTACCGAGATCTCCATGTTGGAATAAGGCGGGATGCCGGTGATGATCTTGCTTTTGATGCTGGCGAAAGCGTTGAACCAATACTGCCAGTAGGTCGAAGGCCGATTGCCTCGAAGGGAACTGCTGTAGGTGAAGATCACATTGCCGCCAGGCGCGTCCTTAACCACTACGTCAACAGTTTTCGCACCTTCTAGACCATCTAGATAGATCATGTTGACCGCGCCGGCTTTGAGCACCACCGTCATGCTGGTGGTGGCCACGCTTTGCGTGCTGACATAACCGTCGAACATCGCGTATTGGTTTGTTGGGTCGATGTCATTCCAATAGATGACGGTACCAAACTGATTCACCATGTCGGCAGGGTCCTTATTTTTATTTTGGGGAGTGGCCGTCGCCGCTACCTGACTCTCATAGATCCGGTGGCCTTTGATGCAGCGGACGCCGAGGTCGTAGATCGTGTCTGGGTTCCACACCGGATAATCTGCTTCCGGAATCGTGGTGCTTGTGAGCTTGGTGTCATCGATTGTGATGGGCACCATGATGCGGAGGATCGACGCCATTATTTAGACTCCGTTGCAAGTGGCTGACCTTTTTGAGCTTTATCCAGGACATCGCCGGCGATCCCGGTAGCCTCGGCAATCGCATCGAGCGTTACCTGCTGCGCGGCGGTCAGAACATTGAGTCGCTGAACCTCAGCCAACAGGGCCGCATTGTTCTGGTTCGAGTCTGATACTCGTGCCATCAGGGCATACGTCTGATCTGCCGAGACAGACTGAATTGGCGTCTTGATCGCCTGGAGATTTTTGTATTCGTCAGTTGCCATAAATTCGCGGCGGATCTGATCCAGACCAACCCCGGACTTGAGTGCATTGACCCAGAAATTAATGCCCTCCTGCTTTCCTTCACGCCCCAGTACCGAGCGGTAAAGTTCGTTGATTTGCGCGGTGAATATGTCCGTGGAGTTCTGCTGCCCAGTAGGGTTGCTCTTAAGGTTGTTGATCGCGGCGGCGACCATCTCGACGGCAGATTTCACGCTCAGCACGGAGTTGTCGATTCCTTTAAGCGCGTCAATCTGGGCCGTCTGGCCAGCGAGTTGCTGGTCGAGTTTGTCGAGCTGCGCCTGTGTGTCAATCTGCAGCTGCGCCAGCTGCTTTTCGCTGGCGCGCTGAATCGCGTCAATGTTGTCGCCGAGCCGCTTCACCGTCAGCGCCGCGTTGTCGACCTGCTCACCCGCGACGGCCTTCAGCGCAGCAATCGTATTGTTCGTGCGAGCCTGGTCGCGTGCATATTCCTCAAATGTCCCGAAAAGTCGCTCACTTCCTTGGCCGGTAATCGTCGACAACGCTTCGGCCAAGGCTTTGTTGCTGCCCAGGGCGGCCGGGTTGGTCAGCGCGGCGCCGAGCGTTGCTTGGGCCGATTGCCGGCGAGCCAGCGTAGCGGCGTCGGACTCAATCTTGATGGAATTCAGCGCGCCGTCGAGGGCATTGAATACGGTCTGGATGGCGTTGGCCTGATCTTGAGCGGCCTGCAGGCTTTCCTGCGCCGACTTCACTGCTGTCGACGTGGCGTCCCGGATCGCTTGAGCCTGTGAGTTATAGGCGCTATTGATGCGATCCTTCTCTGCATTGATGGACGTGGTCAAGCGGGCGAGCGCGCCGTCTGCAACGCCAACCAGCGAGTCGTAGACTTTTTTCGCATCCTGAGCCGCATAGATCTGTGCTTGCGCGATCCGAGCCTGATCAGTAAGTAATGCATCCAGCGCATCATTGCGTGTCGCAGCCAGCGCGCCTTCGGAATTGCCCAGGACCTCCATTAGCTGAATGTCCAACTGCCGCTGCTGAGCCTGTTTCTGGGCCTGCAGCTGCATTTCCTGCTGGAGTAATGCCGCCTTGTCGATGAACGGCGTGACGCTGGCGAATGCCTGCTGCAGATTCATTAGGCCGGCGTACGTTTTTTGCCCGCCATCCGAGGTCAGATCGAGACTTTTCACCAGGGCGGCGAACTCGTCGCGCGTCTTCGGAATGGCTTTGACCCCAAGGTCGCCGAAGGCCGACTGCAGCTGCTTTTGAACTGCGGCCGTGCGCTCGGCCTCACTGAGGAAATTCTGCGAGAAGAATTCCGCTTGGCTTACAAAGCTATCCAGCCCGCCGGTAAGGGCGATCAGCTTCTCGCGCGCTTCCAGCGATGAGACGCCGACCGCACCAAAATTCAGACCAATAGCGCCGAGCGCCGCGTTCATGACCGTATAGTCGTTAGCTACCCGCGCCAGGGTTGCGGCGGCGGACTCACCCTCGGCACTCAGCTTGGCAATCGATGGCACCAGCAATGTCGCCAGGTCGTCGCCAATGCCGGCAAACAAGGCGGCAACAGCCTTCTCATCCTCGTCCGCTTTACCGGTGAGCATCAGCTTGAACTGCTTGCTGTAGCTGTCGATTTGCGAAGTTTGTTCACCCAGGGCAGAGCCGAAACCCTTTACCGCTGAGATGATTGATGTCACCTGCTTGTCGAAGCGCGAATCGGTGTCGGTATCCAAGACCTGCGTATTCGTGTAGCGCTTATCGCTACGGAACCAGCCGCCCTTTTCCAGGATCTTGGCGTAACTCTCACCCGTGACACCCGAAGCGGTGATGGTGCCCTGGATACCTTGCTCTTGAATCGTTGGGGATTGGCGGCCAAAGGCCTTTGCCCACAGCGAGCTTCCAGACAGAAGAGAGGCAGTCCGGCTGTCCAGGCCCAGCGTGCGCAACAGGGAGTCGGCGGCGCCGATACCAACCGTGGCAGTAGCACCAATTGGCCCCAGGATGTTGCCTTTCAGCGTGCTGGCCATCAACTCCTTCGTGATGTCGCCGCGCTGCCCATCAATCCGATACCCTTGCTTATAGAAGTCGTCGTTGGCCATCATCCCGGCGATGATCCAGCCGATGATAGGAATCGCCGACGCCGCGCCAGCGCCGGCCGTCAGTCCGCCAGCTGCAGCGGTGTTGCCAGCGGCGCCGTATGCACCGGCCGCTGTGGCCGCCTGGCTGGTGGTGAGCGTCATGCCTGTTCCGAAAGCCGACACCGCTTGCGAGCCGAACAGGTTGCCCAGCCCAGCAATCTGAGTGCCGAGTGAACTCGCAATCCCTGCGGAAAAGCCGCTGTAGATCGTCTTGCCGATGCTGAACAAGTTTGTGGCGGTGCCTAGCAGGCTGGAGCCACTCGACCCGCTAGCGCTTGGATTCAGCGCGCTGGTCAAATTGCTAAACAGGTCACCGGAAAGATTCGTCTTGACGTTGACGATGAACTGCTTGACCGTCAACTGGTACAACACGTCCAGCAGACCGGTTTTCAGGCTATCTTTGAGACGGTCGAATACCGACTTGCCGCCCTCAAAAATATGCGTGAAAGCATCCTGAGCGGCGTGGTCGACCGATTCCCAGAATTCCTGGTAGACCTTGACGTTCGCGGTCTTGCGGGCACCTTCGATCTGCGCTTTATTCAGGTCGCGCAACAATTGCGCCTGCTTGCGGAGCTCTTCAGCTTCTGCCGCCCGTGCTGGGATCGTATTGAGAATGTCGGCCTTCAATTCAAGCCGCGTGGCGCGCTCTTCCACCAGCTTCGTGTTGAAAGCTTCAAGCGCCTTGCCGCTCAGTCCAATAGCGGCGTTCTGGTCGTTCTGGGCTTGCAACTGCTGCTTCAAGGCCTCGGTGTCAGCGGTGCGGGAATCCAGTAGGTTATCGAGCATTTCAAACGCGGATCGATTACGCGCGATGTCGGCGTTGCGCAGATCTATCGAAAGCTGTAGCTGTCGATTGCCAATATCGACATCCCTTTTTGCGATTTCCGAGCGGAGATCAGCGAGCTTCTGCTGATGTGCGATCTGCTCATCGATGCTGACAGTTTTCTGAGCCGTAAGCTCGAGTTCTCGCTGCAGTGCAGCCTTTTGCCTCTGCAGAACTTCCGCGTCGATTTTTGACATGGCCTTCTGATACGCATCCTGCCTATCGAATGCTTTATTCAGACCCGCATCTTGATCGCCTTGAAGGAGAATCTTGGCGCGCTGAGCGGCCGCCTCTTGGGCGGCCGCAAGTCGGCCAACTGCGGCAATCTGCGCTTCGATACTTGCATTTGCCACATCGGCGTACTGACGGCGGATATTCAGCGCGCGCGTGGCGATGTCAGCATCGGATTCGCCTGCGGCAAGACCTTTTTCTCGGCTAGCGACAAGTTCAAGTTCGAGCTTTTTGGATCGGCTGAGGTATTGCTCCCCCTCAGAGGCCCAGGCTACCCCAGCCTGGGCCAGACGGACACGCTCCGCCTCGATCTTTGCGATTCGCTCGCTCTCGTCCTTCTGCTGCAGCAACGCGTCAAGCTGCGCCTTCGCTTGCGCCTTTGTATCTTTCAGGCCGGTACCGAACCCCAGCGATGGCGCGAGGCCGACGCTTGATTGCACCGGCGCGGCCTGAAACCCCTTTTGGGCGTCTTCAAGTCGCTTCCTTGCTGCCGCAATTTTTTCGTCGATAGATGATTCGCGGCCAATATCGAGCATGCGATCCCAGGCCGACTTGGCAGCAGTGCCAACGAAATTCCAGCCTTTTTCCAACGACCCGAGGCCCGCCTCAACCTCTTTGCTCTTTTGCTTCATGGCGTCCGCGTAGGCCGACTGAGCGACCTTTGCGGATTCCGACGTCTTGCCCTGCAACTCCAACGCCTTGATCTGATTGTAGGTGGCCAGCGTCAGGTAGTTGTACTGCTCGTTCAGTTTAAGCGTTGCCTGCAGCGGGGCTTTCCCGAGATCGGCAAAATTCTTTACCGTCTCCTCGACCGCGATACCCAAGAATTTCTGTGACTGGACGGCAGTTACGGAGGCCTTTGCCAGCTGGTCGGCGGCAACCTTGCCAGTTCCAACAAGCTGCGCCAGCGCGGCCGCGTTCGCACCCTGAGTGCCGGCGGCTTCCGACGCCTGTTTTGCTAGCGCTGACAATTGCCCAGTGGTGACACCAGCAGCGTTTCCGGTCAACACCAAGGAGAGACGGTAAGCGTCGGCCTCCTTGCTGCCCTGGCTGTACGCCACAGCCAAGGCTGTCACGGCAGCAGCGCCGACGGTAAGCGGCGAAATCAAACTCGCCAGATAACCGCCCAGCGCTCGGGCCGCGCCGCCGGCAGAGCCAAACATATCGCGCAACTGGCCGCCCTGCTGCAGGAACACTGTCAGCGGCGCCTGGCCGCCCTGCAACGACGTCACGATGTCGGTCAGCTGCGCCGGCACACCACGTAGGTTGGCGGCCAGCTGCGCAGCGGATTGCGATTGCGTGTTGAATGCAGAGCCGCTGCGCAGCGCGGCGGCGCCGGCGGCCTGCTGTGCGTCACGAACCTGGTCAAGCTGATCGAGGTACGGCCGCAGGGTGTTAAGGTCGGCACCACGTTGGCTGGCAAGGGCTTCGTAAAAAGCACGCGTGCCTCGTTCGCCTGCCTGGGCTGCAGCGGTGACGCGCTGGATTTCATTCTGGATGCGGCGGGTCGCGCGCTCGGTCGTTGATGCAGCCGACGTGGCGCCAGCGGCGATTCCATCGATCGACTGGGCGCCTTGACGCCCCAGGCTGGACAGACTGCGACCGGCGCGCGCGACCGTCGCCTCCATAGTATTCAAACCTGCATCGACGCCGCTCGCATCTACCGCCAAGCCGATTGACGCCGAGCCGATTTGATCTGACATTCTAATCCTCCTTCTGCCGCTCGCGCATCACTTTGAGCGCCTCTTGTTCCATAATCCGCAGGTCCTGCATGCGGATTTCGTACTCATCCGGATCCAGCCGGGCCCGGTCGAGCTTGTGATGCGCCACTTCATACTTGAGGCCAGTGGCGCCGGCCATGCCGACGTTCCATTGCGTGCTCATGTAGCAGAGCAAATCGAACGCCGGGTAGTTGTCTTCGAACACTTCCACCGCCGCGATATCGGAAGCCAGCAACCCCAGTCCTTCCAGCTCTTGATCGGAAGGCGGGGTGCTGTAGAACTCCCGTGCGACGGCTTCTAGTTTTTTATGCGGACTTCCGCGACGGCCTTCTGGTAGACGGATTGGATGTGCTCCAGCGCGCCAGGGAATTCGTCTTCCAGCTGCTGCAGCTTTTCAACCGTCATCTCGTCCTTGAGATCCCACTTGCTAGCGATTTGCAGCACGTATTCGGCCTGCTCTTTGCTCCACTCCAGATAGGCGCCCTCCACGCTGATCGGTGCTGCCACGCCACCGTTCGCCTGCAGGACGTCGTCCGCTTCCTTTTCCTTGGCGCGAGTTGCTGCGGCACGCTCGTCCACCAGTGCTGCGAACTCGCGCTTGGTGCGATAGATGAAAGTGAGGCTGATGGAGTCTTTGCCGCCGCCAAAACGGACAACTTCGACTGGGCGCTGGAAGTCTTTCGGGTTATTGCCGAGGATGATTGCCATGGTGTTTTTCTCTCTTTGATGGGAATTAAAAAGCCAGCCGGGAAGCTATCCCGGCTGGAAAAACCCGCGCGGTGGCGGGCAAGGCACTTGGTTGGGTTAGGTCGCGTAACGAACAGGGCGACCTTGCAGCGCGAAGCCGCCACGGCAGGCCATGATCTGGCCCTTGGTCATGCTTGGCGTCTCGTCGAAGGAGACGTAGCCGTTGTAGAGCAGCACGCCGCCTTGCGGTAGCGTTGCGCGCAGGGCCACCAGCTTGCGGCTGTCGCGCGCAGCTTTCAGGGCCGCGTACCCTGGTAGGGTCGGGTCGTCTGCCACGGTGATGGCGATCGACTGCGCGGTGGTGGTGGACGGGATCTGGCTCTGGTAGTCGTTCTCCAGAAACTCGTATTGCACGTACTGCGGCTCACCGCCCGAGCTGGTCAGCTCGGTGACCTGCTGGATCTGGGTCCAGGTGTTGATCTTGCGGATCGTGCCGGCGCCGCTGCCGGCAGGGAACTGGGTTAGATCGGACGTATCCAGGCCTTCCAGCACCGCATTGGTGCCGGTCGGGGTTTTGATGCGGAAGATACGACCATTCGCGCGCGACCAGCCGGAGTTGAATTCAACCAGGTCACCCGAGGAGTAGGTGTTGGTCACACTGATCACCGCCTCGGCCGCGTTGGTCGCGGCAGTCACGGTGAGCACGGGCGCATAAGCGGTAGCCAGCGCCAGGATGATGCCGTTAGGCAGTTGGACAGACATGAGGTTTCCTTTCGACGGGCGAAAAAAAAGCCGCTTGCGGCGGCTGGTTGACGACCCCTCTTGGGGCCACAAAGAAAAAGGCCCGCGTCTGCGGGCCCGGTGTTGATTAAGCTGAGATATCTGCCCAGCAACTGAAAAACTGAATCGTTCCGAACAACTTCGTGTCTTCCTCGTGCCGGGTGTGTTGGTCGGTCTGAACCGTAGTGCTCAACGCGACTGCGCCACGGAGAGCAGTCTCCGCGCGCTGAGCGACAAGCAGCGCCTCAGCCAGCGACTTTGACCACACATTCACCTGAATGCGAGCGTTCCTCTTGCTCGGCTGGCTACCGTCCACAAAGTTGACCGCTTGGCCGCCGCCCGGCACGTGCCAGGTGATATACGGCGTTGGCTCATTCTCGGGAGCGATATGCGGATAGACGCGGTCGCCAACCAGCCCCCGCAATGTTTCGAAAAGCAGTAGCTCCATGCTCATAGTGCGCGTCCTTGAATGGTCATCAGCTGTGCCCCCATGGCTACTTTGGCAGACGTGTATGCCTCGGGGAGCATGGAAAGGGAAGGCCCCAAGAACGGGCTGGCCGACGCATTCGATGTTCCGAATTCGACCATGTAGCCATATGGGGCCTGCGTGTGATTCCAGCTAATTGAGTATTCTTTCCGCACAGGACCACTTCGCTCCGGCGAATACGCGCGGTAAATAGAATCACGAAGGTTTCCAGGCGCAAATGTGTAGGTCACACCGGTTCTTAATGAATCGCGGCCGTAGAAGATATGTACTTCCTCTGATACTGGCGCTCGCGCCCTTGCTTCGTCGTAAATCACCTTCGCGCCGGCGGCAACGCCGGCCATGGCCACCTCGTCCTTAACCGCCTCGCCAAATGATCGGATGTCCCGCTGCAGGACGACCAGCTGCGACAGATCAACGGTAAAACTCATGGTGGTGGCACCACGCCGACTTTGACCGATGCCAGTAGCAGCGTACGGTTGTCCTGGCCAAGCACTGCGTCGACTCGATACTGATAGCCCTTGTAGCGAACAGTCAGTTTGTCCGGCAGTTCGCGGTACCGGATAAGAATATTGGTTTTGACCGTGCGGTGCATCCGATCAGCCTCCACCACCAGGTCGCCGTCCTTGTCTTTAACCTCAGCCCACACGGTATCAATCAGCACGGGTGAATCGATAGGCTGACCAATAGCATCCCGTCCAGGGCCTGTGGTGTAGAGCTCAACGCGCTTGTTGAGGCGCATCGACAGGCTCATGAATAGCTCCGGCAGCGGTCCAGCAGGCCATCGACAAACTTCGACTGCACAGTGTCACGCTCCAGGCGCGTTGCCGGGTCAAACTGCTCCGCCAGCTTCGCCAGAATGTACAGCTGAACCTCGTCCGGAGTGACATCCGGCGTGTTGCCGTATCCGGCCTGGAGCACCACGACTACTGCGGCATCGTCCTCGGCGGTTGCTGGCCAGCTGGTGCCGCGCGCGGGTGACAGCGTGCTGGTGTACCGCGCCTTGTTGAGCCGGTACGCTTCCGGCTGCAGAGTCTGTGCGGCGCCGTCCGCGTCGATGTAGCTGACGGAGGTGATGCTCAGCACCGGGTGTGGAAGGCTGATCTCGGCGGCCATCTGGCGCGGTGCCGGCTGGCCGAGTGACCAGCATGGCGCGCCTGGAAAGCGTGGCAGGCGCACTTCCCACGTCTGCTCCATCATGCATTGGCCGACCTCGTGCTCCAGTTCCGCAATGACGCCCTTAGTCCAGATGGTCACCAGCGTGTCCATATCGTTACCGTCAATGCGCAGGGCGTCCTTGGCCGCCTCCAGCGACACCGCCAGGACGGTCGGCGCGGCGGTGCGGATCTTCGTCATATTAAAACACCCCGGTATTGGGGATGCCGCCCTGAGCCAGATACTGGCTTTTGAAAGCGTAGACGCATGCGATATAGGACCATTCCAATTCATGAATGCCGTCCCCGGTAGAGCCGATGGTCCATTTTCCCGACTGCCCCGAGCCGCCGGCCTCCACCACGACGTTAGGGTCAAGGATGCCGAAAATGGTGCCCAGCGACTTGAGCGACGTGATCCAAGCCTTATACGACACGAGCGTGGACGTCGGATACTCACAGCCGGCGCGCGGTGTCTGGTTCGCGGTTGTCGACCAGGCATCCGTTGCCACCACTGTGCCGGTTGCGGGACTGGTACCACCGGCGAAGTTGTAGGATACCGACACATTCGGCACAATTTCGGTGATGGTTGCGGCGGTGACGTTGTAGGCAATGGGCGTGGCGCCGGTCACCGACAGTTTGCCGCCCACTGTAAGACCTGATGTGTCCGCCATGGACAGTGTGGCTACCGTTCCGCTTGATGTCGCCTGCGTTACCGCATATTGCTTGGTGTTCGTGCCGGGCTCGCACTGTACAACCCAGATGCGCAGCGTCGGGTTGATCGACAGTAGTTTCGCCACCAACGTATTGAACCAGCTTTGGAGATTTGCCAGCGTCGGCGATCCGGTGTTGATGTCATTGATCGGGTAGCCGATGACCACGTCGGTCACGTACGCTGCCATTGCCCACGCTGCTGCCGAGACCTGGGACCAGCCCTGCATTGTCGTCCCGGCGAAGCCGTAATTGATGTACGGGATATTCATCTGAGCGAGCGCATTGGAAATATGCGACGCGCCGCCGTCTGGATTGCCACGTGCATTTGGCGTGCCTGATCCAACGAACTTGCTGTCACCTAACAGTAGCGCGGAGGTGCGCTGATAGTCATACGCCACCAGAACCGAATGGATCGTGTTAGGCGCTCCCGATGTGTTTCCGCTGCTTCCTGTGCCGACCAGTGGCCCCGTCCCTGCCATATTATCTTGCGAAGGAACGCCAGCGTTGTACCACCACGTAGCTTGCGCGAACTGGCTGCCAGTTCCACCGGACTGCTGCAACGCCGAGAACAGGAACCCGCCCGATCCTGCGGTGGCCACGCTGGCCTCCCAACGCATCCACCAGCTGGCGCCGGCTGGAATCGCCCCATTAAGCAAGCACCAATCATCGGAGAGCGCCAGCTCATCGCCGGGATTGACAATTTTGGTCTCGGACCCGGTCCATGTGATTGGAATTGATACGAGGCTACTGCCGGCCATAACCTCCACCCAGAACTTTAAGGTCTGCGCTTTGGCTATGTTGACGCGAGTGCCGTTGCCTGGGCAGGTGAAGCCCACGACCGGCTGCACGACTTTATTTATCGGCCACGGGACCGCTTTAATCGGGATGCGGCCTTGCGCTAGCACACCCGTCAGGAGGCCCACGCCGGAGGAATATGGAGTGATCTGCACTTGCGCCAACTGGAGCTTCGTAGGGCGCCGCAATACCGCGTTTTTTTGATCCCAAACCATGCTGTTCTCCGATCAGTTCGAGATTTCGTTAACGTAGTAGCGCGAGGTAGTTCCGCCGCCGGCGGTGCGCGTAAAACGCATGTGTGTGACCGCCGGCGTGCTTGGATAGCTGGTGGCGCTGTCCGGGACGCCGACGGCGCCGTTCGGCCAAGGCGTCCAAGGACCGGTGGCGCTGGTGCCGCTTTCCACCAGCACGCTATCGCCGGCAACTGGATTCACTGACGCACGATAGACGGAGGTCGCAATGCCGCCGAGGGCGACCACCACTGGCGTCGCGTCAGCCAATGGGCCACTGACTTTCCACAGTCCGGTGCCTCCCCCGCCGATGGGCAGGGTTTCTCCACTTGGCCCCAAAATTCCCAGCACGTTCTTCGACGAATCGACAATCAGCTGCGCGTTCACCAGCTGATTGGGAATAGGCGGCGGCACGTATGGCACGCCGCCAGTCAAGTTAGTCGACGCCATCTTTGCATTGACCAGGCCCGTCTCGGTGCCGGCATCGAGCGTGATGATGGCGTTCTGCGGATAAATCGCATAAGCACACAGCAGGCGGATGGTCATGGTTACACTTTCGCGGTGGATTCTGCGTAGTCGACTGCTGCAGGATCGGCATCGACGACACCGGCCAGCGCCTCAAGATGGGCTGCATCGACCAGCACCACGTCGTTGCACTTGCCGAGGTCGCAGTCGACCAAGAGGCGTGCCTTGACTTCGCCTTCGGGCACTGATGCAGCGACGGCCTTCGGTTGGTTTTTGCTCATATTCGCTCCGATGGAATTGCGGCGGGCCCGCGCCCGCCGCTGATGAATTGGTTAGGTGGCGCTGTTTTGGTAGACCTTGATCGCGCCTCCTGCATCGATCAGGTTGCCGCCCGAGCGCATGAAGGCGACGAAGCCGATCTGGCCCAGCAGCGTGAAGGCTGAGTCGGTCATGCGGAAGAGGGTCAGGTCCATTACGTCGCGGATCACGTACTTGCTCAGCTGGCCGAACGCGATAGATTTCGCGTTGGCGGCCATCACCGGCATATCCTGGTTGATGTTGATCGGACGACCCATCAGACGATCGGGTGCGCCACCGTTGACCAGCGCATCAGCCTCGTAGCCGGGCACGAAGATCGGACGGCCGTTGCCGTCTTTGATCTTGCGGACAACCTTGACAGACGAGTCGTGCATCATGTAGCCAACACCGGGCTGACTGCGGTAAGCCGGATCAACCGAATGCTCCAGATCCACGAAGTCGTCGTAGGTGATCAAGACGGTCTGACCGGTGGCGCCAACCTTACCAACGCCGGCGCGTGGAACGATGCCGAACGGCTTGCTGGAGCCGTCGCCGGTGGTGTAATGCAGATTGGTGATGCGGCCGAGGCGCATTGCCAGCAGCTCTTGGATGTAGGCTTCGATATCGATAAATGAGTCCTGCACCAGCTCGAAAGGCAATGCGATTTTCTTCGACGAGTACTTGAACACGTCCAGCGTCGTATTGCCGAAGGTGGTCTCGCCCAGGGTAACGGCAGCGTTTTGGCCGACGATTTCACCAATCTCCGCAGTTGCATCGGTGGTTGGGAAGTTCATCGTGATGCCGGTACCGGTGCGAATGGTCGTCGCGACATTTCGCATGCCGCCGAAGGCTTTCATCGCCTTTTCCAACGAGCGCTGGTATTCGATCGCCGTGGTGTAGCCCCCTTCGGTGTTCGTCGAGGTCGACATGGCATTGCGGATGTCTGGCGTCTGGCGGGCCAGCATACGGGCGCGGTCGGAATCGGCCATGTTCGACACACCACCAGCGAGGAAGGCGCGCAATGCGGTGGACTCCTCACCATGGTTTGCTGGATTGCGGGTGGCGGCATTCAGCGCAGCCAAATGCTGCGCCTCCGGATTGTCAAGAGCCAGCTGAGCCATGCGGCCTTCGCGGGCGATTTCACCGTCGATTGCCTCGACCTGTGCGAGGATCTGGTCCAGTTTTTCTGCTTCAGCGGCCGGCATGCGCTGGTCGGCAGGGTATTTATTGCTCAGTTCATTGGCCTGTTTGGCGGCGATGTTGCGCTGTTCGCGCAGCTGGGCGAGCTTGCTCATATTTGGTGCCTTTCGGTAGGAATCCGCTCTCGCGGCTGGGTTTGGACGAAAAAAACCGCCCGGAGGCGGCTGCTTAGTGGCGCGAGAGCGTCAGCTAATCTGTAAGCGCGTCAGCATCGACAGGCGTTGCTGCTGACGCGCGCGGTGGTCTTCGGACGCGGCAGGCGCTGGCGCGGGCACGAGATCTGGCTCCGGCGGCGCGGACGGCGCGTTTTTGTATGCGCTGAGGTTCCATTTCTGCGCGGCGCGGGCGGTGGCCGCAGTGGCCGGCGCCGCGATGACGCTGTCCGCGAATCCGAATTTCACAGCGTCTTCGGCCGTGAACCAGGTTTCGGCGGCGCACCAGGCGCTCACCTGCTCCAGCGTGTTTCCCGAGCGGCGCACATATTCGTCGTACATCGACTGGTCGCACTTGCGCAGCAGCTCAGCTGCGGCCATCATGTCATCGTCGTTGCCCATTGCGAGCATCCACGTCTTGTGGATCATGTATTTGGAAGCCGGTGTCATCACCACTTCGTCGCAGGCGCAAGCGATTGCGGTCGCTGCACTCGCTGCGCAGCCTTCAATCTGCATGGTGACCTTGGCCGGATGCTCCCGCAGTGCCTGGCACATCGCCTCGGCGGCGAAAACGTCGCCACCCGGGCAATTGGTGTAGATCTTGATCTCATCCGCATCAAGGGCGCGGACCGCAGGGACAAAATCCTGCGGGCATACACCCCCCCACCACTCCGCCGTTGCGCGGTCACCTACGATCGGATCGTACAGGTAGATCGCTGCAGTCTTGTCCTTGGCCACAATACGCGATTCAATCGGCGTGAACGGGTGGCGATTTTCATTAAGCAGCTGGAGTAGGTTCTTCAACGGTTTTTCCTTTGGTTGCGGCCGGCGCCGTCACTTCGAGCAGCTCGTCGCCGCCATCCTTTGGCGGCAGCATCTTGGCCTTGCGCACTTCGTTTTGGGTCATCCAGCCAGGCTCGCCAGCGCGGCCTAGAGCGATGCGCAGCGCCTCGTTCTCGCTCTTCAAGTCGCCGCGCTCGATGTCGGCCAGATCGAACTTCACGCACAGGCGCTCACGCAGGGGCCATAGCTTTCGGTTGAATTCCTGCTCGATCTTTACCAAGTCGCGCTTGAGCGTGAACTTCACAAAGCCGCGCCCCATGTTCTCGACGCCCGCTCCCCATGACGTGTTCTTATCGGTATGCCCGACCATGTGTGGTGGCACGCCCAGGATCCGGCAGATCTGCTCAACCTGGAACATGCCGGCGGCGATAATTTCCGAATCGATTGCCGACAGGCTCAACTGCTTGATGTCAAGCCCACCCATCAGCACCGCCGGCTTGTGCGAGCGGGCCACGCCACCATGCGCTTCGCCCCAAGTGGCGCGGATCATCTCAGCCTGTTCCGGATCGAGCTTTTTCGGAGAGGTGATTGCGAAGTCTGGTCGTGCGCCGTTGGTGAAGAAGCGCGAGTTGTACTCATCGACAGAGAGTGCAGTGCCAACCGCCTGGCGGGCAGCATAGGTGATCGGCGATGGGCTGCGCAGGCCGTCAAACCCCAAACTTGGGATGTGGATCATGTCCGATGGGTGGACGATATATGCTGCCCCGATCAACGGCGTCACGCGATAGTAAAGTTGCCCACTTTGCGAGTCGCGGAAAGGCATCACGCGATTCGGGTGGTGCGGTAAAAATCCGGTCACCGCAGAGCTGCGGAACGACGAGCGAAGAATTTCCGCAAAGCCATCGCCGTAGAACAGCCTGGAACTCATCAGATATTCCCAGAACACCGCAGCGGAAATATCATCGTTCGGCGACTCGTTCAGTAGCCAGTAATACGGATGATCCACTGGCTCTCGGCCCGTTGCCGTTTTCGCGAACACGGGCATCGGCAGCGTTGCGACGGCTCCACTCAGTAGCGCCACGCAGGCGTACACCGCGCTGACGCGCATCGCCGTGCTTTCCGTGACGGCCGGACCACCGCCAAGGCAAGCGCCTCCGACAAGGTTCGCCAACTCCTGAATCGTCATGTCCTGCGTGCTCTCGTTCGACGCCTTCACCCGGCCAGAGCGCCACTCGTTCAGGATCACGCTGCCGGGCTGACTCACCCTTGCTGCGTTGTACCAAGTGGCTTGTGTCATAGGATCATAATTCCAGGTTCAGATGAGGCTTGTGCCTCTGGGTTCAGCGAAATAAGCGACACCGCATTAAACGCAGCCATCAGTGGGTCGATCTTTGCCGAGCCCGATGCTTGCTTGGTTATCAAAATGGCGTTCCCCTTCGGCTCGACCTTTGCATTGCCAACACACCACGCCATCATCGGTCGCCCGGCGTGCTCGATTTCGCCGCCGGCGACTTTCCGCTCCGTCGTTTTAATAGCACCACCGAGCCGCCATCCTTGGGATACGCCGATGATTTGCTCCATCGTGAAGCCGCGCTCCGGCGCGGTCAGCTCGTCGACGATGTCACCGATACCGGCAGCGTCAACCCCGATGGATTTTTCTTCCGGCAGCAGACCTGAGTCGCGGACCTTGCAGATTAGATCCGCGACCTCAATCACATCATCACCAGGTCGCTCTACGATGGTTAGGTCCCCATCCGCCTTGAACCCGAGCAGCATCGACGCGATCTCGGTCCGCCGCGTCAGGACAATCTTGTGCGCCCAAGCGTGTGCCCACAGTAGCCAGCGCCGGGTGCCGCGCTCACGGCCGATCACCGCCAAGCCCAGCAGGTCATCCAGGCCGCCGCCATCAACGCCTACCACCGCTACCTCGCTGCGTGCCAGAAGCGATTCCAGCGTGAGGACGCGGGCCTGCGCTTCCCAAAAGTCAGCGCCAGCCCAGCGATCCGACCGTAGATTCAGGCCGATTTCGATGTTGAAGTGCTTCGCCAGGAAGCCACGCAGCGACTCCTCACCGGCGAGCCGCGCTTTCGCAAGCTCGCGCAGCAAAAACTCTACGTCCACCGAAAAATTCAGATTCGGATTGACCACTCCGAAATGCTTTTCTTCTAAGTACGCTTTACTCTTGACCATTGCAAGCGGGTACTCGTAGATAACCGGCAGGAAATTCTTGTCGATGATCTTGCCATCGCGGACATCGCGGGCGTATTGCAGGTCCTGTTTGAAAATGCCCGCCGGCGGCTCGTCCGACTGCGTGCTTAGCTTTATGACGATGCCCTCGGGGCGCGACGCCAAGCCACCAATCGCTTCGCGAAACATATTTTCCGCGTTGGCTCGCTTACCGAAAATCCATTCCTCATCGATCAGCACCCATGCCGCTTTCTTTCCGCCGACAGTGTCATTGTCGGCGGCAACCACCTTCAGCGTTGCGCCAGTCGTCCGGTGGGTGATCGTTCGGATGTGCTCCTGCACCTGCAGCAACTCCTGAAGATCATCGTCGGCGCGGATCATGCCGCGCGCCGGCGCGAACGCGTTGTTCGCGATCTCAATCGTTGGCGCCAGGATGATCAGCTCAGCCAGCTCGCGCCAGTTGAGGATCAGGGCCGTTACCATGATGCCGGCTGCGATAGTGCTCTTACTATTTTTCTTCGGGATCAGGAGGAAAGCCTCCTTGATCAGGCGACGACCGCTTTCAGCGTCGTATGACCCGAAGATCGCGGCAACGAAATCGAATACCCATGCGTCGCAGGCCTCGCCGAAGGTCGGGCTACCGGGCGCATCCACGATGCGCAGCTGTTTAAAGATCGCCAATGCACGCGCCGCTTCCTCCGGATAAATCGGCGCCGGGATGATCGAGGTGCGCGCCATCAGCCGGGCTTCCCAGTCCGTGCACGCGGTCGACCATTCCATCATTTCTTCCCGTTGTTGACCACCAGTTTAGGTGGCGCGCTAACGGCAAATTTATTTGCCGCTTTCTTGGCTGCGGCGGCAGCTTCTTCCTTCTTGCCGACTTCACCTACCTTCTTATGCATGAACGGCATCAATGCCTTGGCGGCGTCCACACGTAGCGCGCCGGGCGCCGCCGGATCGTTCATGGCCGCCAGCAGGAAATTCTTAGGGTCCGAGAACATGATCGCGGTGTTGACGTCAAACGTTGGGACCGGTTTCGCTGGCGGAGGCGGCGGCAGCGGCCCCGCTTCAGGCTTTTGGTACTTTGCGATGAATTCCGCGATCTGCGGAATCTTGGCCAACCTCGTTCCTGCCGGCCCTGCGGTCTTCGCGCTGTACCCGGCAGCGATTGCCGCGTCCTTTTTGGACTTTCCGGCAAGGCGAGCGACCGCGAACGCCCGGTGTTTGCCAGTTAACTCCATTAACACGACCTCCTATCGAGGGAAATAATCTGTACGTGAGAGTACATGCGGTCTAGACGGAGGGGGCGGCCAGACTTTCGACCACCCCCTCCCTTTTCGGCCCTTCGGCCCCTTCGTCAATGCCTCTGCCGCCTTGCCGCAGCCCCGTGGTGCGTCGAACGAGGTCTGGTTTGCTCCTTCAGCCCTGCGCTTCCTCGCGCTGCTTGTCGCGGCTGTGGTGTGTCGAGCATAGCGACTGCCAGTTGGCCGAGTCCCAGAACAGCTTCATGTCGCCTCGGTGCGGCGTCGCGTGATCGACTACCTGGGCATACGGCAGGCCGATGCCAGCGCGCGTGCATTGGAGGCCGATGCTCACGGCCTCCTGGTCGTAGCTGATGCCCGCCTCGCGCAAGCAGTATGCGCAGAACGGATGCAGCACCAAGTAGCCGGCGCGTGCCTGCTGCCACTTGTAGCCGTAGCCGCGTGCGGTACTGCTTGTCTTGTTGGTGCGCCAACTACCGGGCTGCATCGTCGCCAGTCGGGCCGGTGCTGATGCGATCCGGGTCTTCAGGTTCTGAAGGCGACCCATGAGCTACTGCGTCTTGATATCGCGGCAGTACAGGCAGATGTACTGCCCAGCCGGACCAAATCGGTCTTGCTGATAGTCGTGGTCGCAAGGCCGATACCCGGCGCCCTGAAGCCAGAGCTTATAGGCCTTGATGGACTTCCAAGTTTCGCTGCCGGCAACTACCTCCTTGATCGGGGCACCGTTGAGTCGACCGATGGCAAGAGTGAGCTCAGTGGGCGCGGGACTGCCGGGCTCGGCGCGCTGCTTGGCGGCATAGTCGATTCCGCCGGCAGCGTGGCCGGCCATGTACGCAGCGTGGGCGCGATCGGTGCGCTCACGCATCCATGCATCGAAGCCGATGTCCTTGGCGCCCTGCCAGGATCCATACTTCACGATCTGCACTGCACCTTTGCGCACTTCGGTGGCGATCCGGTCACCATCGACCAGATAAACGTTTCCCAACTCGTTCAGGCTGGCAAGCGTTACCTCACCCGCAATATCGTCGGCTGCCATCACGCGCTCAAGCAGCTGCCCGTTCAAATACACAGCGGCGCCCATGTAATCCGAGCGATAGTCGGGACTACTGCTGTCGGACGATATGCGCATGGTCAGTCCTTCAGACTCTTGACATCGGCGACTAGCGCCCTGGCGGCTTCGGAGACGGGCTTGACGGCGGCGCCAGCCAGGTCGGCAACGATCTCGACCGGAGCGACCGCAACCTGCACCACGTCGGTAGCCAGGCCAACAACTGATTTCAGTAGTCCGAACATGATGTCTTCCTTCAGGGCTTGGTGTAGTTGGGAACTTGAGCGGCGGTGGCGCTGGCCGTCATGCCTGTCGCGCCGTAGCCTTTGGCATGTAAGATCTGCAACGCCCGCTCCGCGTCGGCCAAGCGCTCAACCAACTGGTCAATGCGCGTACGATCACCACTTCGAACAGCCCGGATGATCAGGTCGCGTCGGTGGATGGTCTGCATAGTGGCCTGCGGCTCTCGGGGATCAGGTGCCAACCAAGCTGCCGGCGGATCTCGTCGGGCGTTGGCGGCGGGTCCATCGGCGCGTGAGTCCTGCGCTCCATGTACTCGCGGACGGTTTCCTTGGAAGGGTGCGTCGTGTCGGTCATGGCAGCCTCGCAATCAGTGCGCCAATGCAAAAAGCCCACGACCTTGCGGTGGTGGGCTTACTTTTCTCCGGGCGAGCGAATCCCCGTGTGCAGCAACTATAACTTAAAAAGAAATGCTAGCGCAAGTTCTTTTATGCTCAAGCGCGATTGCCTATTTTTGGCAGGCTGGCTTGCACAACATCAAGAACCGTGCGCGCAATGATGTCGCGCAAATACCCCTTCTCGTAAGGGCTAGGTGCCTGTGTAAGCGTCAAATGCGACTTATCATCCAAGAGGATATCCTTCGGTGGGAATATGGTGAAACCGCCATCACGACCACTCAAGTCCCCTTTTTTATCAACGACAAATGCATTGTACCGGCCGACCAGCGAGTCGCCGCCGGCATTCAATGGCGCCTCAAAGACTGCGTGCACCAACTCGAAACGGATTGTCACCCGGTGAGCGCAAGCGTCAAAAGACTGGGGGTCATCGGGAACGACGGCAAACCGAACGGAGGGCTTAGAGTTGCCTTCTTCGTCCGCGCACAACACCTCCACCAACCGCTGCGCGAAGTCATCAATTTCCGCAGCGGTCTTTGCCCATATGCTTCGATTAATAAAATTATTCATTGCGATCCCTATTTAATTTGGTTATATAAACAATAACTTAATTTCCCGTGGGACGCAACTTAGATGGGAAATCAGAACAAATTCCGGGTGCACTCATTTTTTTTCAATTTAATGATCAGCTCGGCGCGGGCATCGGCGGCGGTCGTGACCAAGTCAGCATTCGGGAAGCGCCAGGCGGTGGCGATACGGCAACTAGCGTAGATCGCCCAGACGTGAATGCGGTCCAGGCTATCAATCATAGCGTCGGTCGCTGCAGCAATCTGCATGTCATGGCTGTGCTGGGCCTCGTGCAGGTCTTGGCCGTGGCCGTCGGACTCCCCAACCAGGCCGCCCATGATCCGGGCGCCGAGGTTACGCTGACCTGTGCTGGCCATCCAATCCTTCCAGACGGCCAAGCAGTAGTCTAGCGGTTCCGGACGAACCCAGGCATCGGCCTGTACATCTTGTTTTTTCACTCGCTGCAGCATGATGATCCCTCGTTTGGCAGTTGGTTCTTGTCTTCTTGCCAGCACTTCTGCGGCGCCGGGCTGGTTTGTTTCTGATGATCCTCAATAATCATGGGTTCCAGTATCCATAAGGTTCCATTCAAAGTTGTTCGCCATTTTCTCGCCATGTTAAACCCGCTTTTTCGGCGATTTTTTCTTGCGCCGCGCTGACGCGGTCCATGTTCTTTTCGAGGTAGGCCATCGTTGTCCTGATGTCTTTGTGCCGCAGGAAAGCCTGTACGTCTTGCGCCGGGGTGCCGCTCTCGGACAGCCAGGTCGCGATCGTGCCGCGCAGGCGGTGCGGGGTGATGCCCTTGATCTTGCATGCGGCGTTGGCGACACGGATGACGTCGCGCATGAAGCCGGGGCCGTACGGAGTGCCGTCGGCGCGGCAGGCCACGAGGCCTTCGGTGGCTCGCAATGGCGCCAGGTAGCCGGCCAATTGCGGCAGCACGCGCAGCGCATCGGCCTCCCTCCCCTTGGTTAGGCCCGGGGTGTAGGTGGCGCGCTCCCAGTCGAACCATTCCCATCGGGCAGTGATAACCTCGGATTCACGCAGGCCCAGCCACAGCATCAAGCGGGCGGCGGTGCTGAGCGCCGGGGCGCGGCCGGCCTGGTCGACCACTTCGAACCACGACAGGACATCGGCCATGGGCAGAATGGCGCGCGGGCGCTTCTGTACGCTGAGCATCGCGACGTCCCACGGCAGGCGTGGGAGGATTTTGCGTTTCACCGCCCAGCTGACCAGCAGCTTGAGGATGCGCAGCCAGTGGTTGGCAGTGGAGAAGGCCCGACCATTCAGATGCAGGGCGCGGGCGCGCTCGACGGTGATGGTGTCCAGCTCGCTCACCAGCCGGTCGCCCATGCCGTACAGGTGAAGTTTCGTGAAAGTCTTGATGCTGCGCACGTGGTGCGCGCTGGAGTGGCATGCGTGCACATGGTGCCATTCGTTGATCAGCTCGATCAGCGTCGGTATCGGATTGCCGCCGTTGGCGCGCGCCACTGCCGCACTGTAGGCACGCTCCGCCACGACCAGCGCCTTTTGCTTGTCGCGCAGCCGGGTGCTTCGCTGCACGCGCCGGAACGGCTTCACCTGGAACCGGTAGTGGTAAATGCGGCCCACACGCCAAACGTCAATGCTCAAAACTGCTCTCCTCCTACTGAATCAGAAATACGCGTTCGGGCGCTTGCGCAGGCCTAGCGCTTCCTGGGCGTTGTGCAGCACTGCCAGCGTAACGCTTTGGTCGCCGTTTGCCGCCCGCTCAAGAATGCGGCGTGCCCATCGCTTTTGGTCCACTCCGTCCACTGGAGGCTTGCCAATGCCAGCGGCGCCGACGTCACGCATGAACTGCTCGGCCGACTCCTTCGCCATCGCGCCCCGCTCCGGCGGCGGCAACTGAAGCCGGGGTGGCGGCACCGGCTCCCATGTGCCGCGCGCTAACTGCCGCTTTAACGCTGAGGCCCAGCGGTCTTTGACCATGGCGTGCGTCTGCTCCATCAGATCGCGCGACAGGCCTGTCGTCGCCCAGAAGATCGCCGGATGTGACCAGGTCCCCATCTCGCCCCTGCCCCGTTCCTGCAACCCATCGATGGCCTCGTGATAGGCTGCTGTCGGGTCCATGAACGGCTTGCACGCCTGGATGAATTCGGCGCAGGACGGCGGCCAGGCGAACCGGCGGCGGCATTCCTTCAAGCCGACGCTGACGTCGGCGGGCAGTACGCCTTCCTCTTCGAATGCCTCGACCCAGCTTTCGCGCCAGTTGTCGACGGACTGCTTGCTCGGGAAGCTCTCCCGCCATTTTTTGGGATAGGCCCCGTCAAGGCGATTCCAAAGATGATCCATCAGCGAAATCCCAAGTGCAGGGTGCACGCTCAGCCACGACGAGTCCGGCGCGGTGCTCGGCGTCACGGCTGTGCCAGCAGCTTCTGTGATCGCGGAGTTGCTCATTGCTGGCCCGGGCGGTTGCGGTTGACGTGGGAGGTTGCGTCAAATCGCGTCTCGCCACCACCGCGTGGGCTCCGCAAAACCCAGTCGGCTTCGAACCCGGTCCAGCCGCGCATGGGGCACAGCGAAAGCACGGCCTCCAAAGTCATGCCGGCTTTGGCGGCCTCACGCACGAACGTCTCCACGACCGTCTTCGACACCGCCGCACGCTTGGTCTTGCGGAATGCCAGCCAGTCCTTCGCGGTCTGCGGCAGGACGCCTTCGGCAAGCAACGCGGACTCGACGCAGAAATCATCTGACGCCGGCTTGGCGCGGCGTTTATGTTTACTTGATGGTTCTATTGATGGTTCTATGATGGTTATGGGTGCACCAGTTGCGGGGGTGGGGTGCACCAGTTGCGGGGGGGTGGGTGCACCAGTTGCGGGGGTGGGGTGCATTTGGTGCAGGGGTGCATTTGGTGCAGGGGTGCACAGTTTGCGGGGGTTGATCTGGTACAGCGTACTGCGACCATTCCGGTATCCACGCGCAACAATGCCAGCCGATTCCATGTCGGAAATGTGCTTTTGTACGCTCCTTTCCGCCATGCTGCATTTTTCGGCCAGCATCGAGACGGACGGATAGCATTCTCCCTGGTCGTTAGCGTTGTCGCAAAGCGCGAGCAGGACCATCTTGGCGTGCGTTGCCATGTCCATTTTCCACGCCAAAGTCATCAATGTAATGCTCATGCAACCCTCATCATTCTTTGTTCGTGCGCGAAATTGGCCTGAATCAACGCCCGCGCCATCGGTGGGCAGACGCTGTTGCCACACATGCGCACCTGCGCCGATTTCGTCAGCGGCACGCGTGGCAGCGCCAAGGGGTCACCATCGGCTTGGTGGCCATCCCTGAACAGCAGCTTTGGATCCGGGATTTCGCGGATTACGTAGCTGGCCGGGAAGCCCTGTGCGCGATAAAGCTCGGCTGGCTCCAGCATGCGCAGACCGATATCGACGATCTGATAATCGACGCCCTCGATCGTCACCAAACCGTAGCGGTCCTTGGTAGTAACCGTGTGCAGCGGTTCTTCGAGGCGCGGATCCTGGTCGGTGCCGTAGTATTTCACAAGGAAGGCGCGCACCTCTGCGTGGTGCTGGCCGCCGGCGCTGACTGTGTGCAGCGGCTCGTCCATGCCGGCCGTGCTGCTGGTGCCGCGCAGCTTGACGAGGCTGCTCGTGACGACCGCTCCCGGGCTGCCGCTTGCGGTGATGGTATTCAGCGGTTGCTCGACATCGCGAATACCATGGCTGAAGCGCTTGCCGCCGCCAGCCCCTTCTCCGTGCCCCATGTGGACCAAGCTCGCGGTGACCACGCCCAGCGCGTGCGGCGCGCCGGCCGGGTTTTCCTTCGGACCGGCGGTAATCGTCGGCACAGGGTCGTTCATGTCGCTGCCGGTGGCGCCGGTGCGGAATTTGGTGATGTGGGCTGTGACCAGCGCCTGATTTCCTGCAGCCGTAACTGTAGGCACTGGAGCACCAACCTGAGCACCTGTGTGGCCGGTTGTGTTGGTCATGACGAACGGCGCCAGCTCGGCCGACACCATGCTGAAGTGACCGCCTTTGACCTGTGCGCAGATCGTGCGCAGCGGCTCGTCGGCTGGCATCGTGCGCTGATTGCTGGAATTGGCGTGCTCGTTCAGGAAAGCGGTCACCAGCGCCGCCTTGCTGGCGCCGGCCACAACCGTGCCCAGCGGCTTCTCGATGTCTAGCGCGCGTGGCGTCTGCCCATCGCGCTCGCCGTAGCCGGTCTGCACCATGGTGGCGACGGCCAGCGCTTTCTCGCCGCGCTGCGCACTGGTGATAGTGCGGAACGGCTCGTGCACCGATTCGCTGCGGTCGCTACCCTGGTGCGTTACAGGCACGATGCTCGGGACGACCAACGCGCGATGATTTTCGGTAGTCAGCGTGCCGAACGGCTGCTCGGCCGACACCGGCTTGCCGGAATAAATAGGGCCGCCCTGGCCGATGATGAACGGCGTCTCAGCGTCCACCACGTAGCGCTGGATGCCTTTGGCTATGCGGCGCAGCGTGGCGTCGGCCAGGGGGCGCTTGCGCTCGAAGATCGATGGGCATGGAATAGACCAGTCGATGCATTCGGCGGCCGTGCGCCACGGTGCTAGGTTCCCGGCCAGCACGCCGGCGGAAGTCGGGGCGCCGTTGGTCGGCGCTGGCCAGCGGATCGGCAGGCCGTCGCGGCGCGCCACCAGGAAGAAGCGCTTCCGGATGGTCGGCGTGTCGAAGTCGCTTGCGCGAAGTTCCTTGTGGTCGACCGTGTAGCCGTGGCCGCGCAACTGGCGCAAGAAGCTCTCGAAGGTTTTGCCCTTCTTCGCCGGGTCCGGCCTGAAGTTGCCCTCGGCGTCGACCAGCAGCGGCCCCCACGTTTTAAATTCTTCGACGTTCTCCAGCATGATCACGCGCGGTTTGCACTTCGCCGCCCAGCGCAGCGTCACCCAGGCCAGGCCGCGAATGTTCTTCGCCACCGGCGTGCCGCCCTTCGCCTTACTAAAATGCTTACAATCGGGGCTGAGCCAGACCAGCCCGACCGGCTGGTTGTTCGTCACCTTGATCGGGTCCACGTCCCACACGCTTTCACACAAGTGCTTCGTGTGCGGATGATTCATGGCGTGAAGCGCCAATGCCTCTGGGTCGTGATTGATCGCGATGTCGACCGGCCGACCAAATGCCTCCTCAAGGCCAGTGCTGGTACCACCACCGCCAGCAAAGTTGTCGATGATCAGTTCGTGTCCGAGGTCAAGTTGCAAGGTCAGGAAATCACGCTTCATGCGCGACCTCCATTAGCTTGAGCATGCGCTTGTATGCGTCCGAGTCGGCACCATAGCGCTCGGCCGTCTTGCGCATTTCGCCCTCGCGGAGCGCTTCCACGTCGAACTCGACCAGATACTTCGCCGGCACGAAGGCCCAACGATTTTTCAGCAACGTTCCCTTGACGCCGCGCAGCTGAACGTGTGCGAAAGGAATTGTGTAGGAGGCCGCGTCCAGTCTGCGCAGGCGACCATGCTGAAATTGATGCCCCCCCCCCGGCGATCATCACTTCTGCGCCGGCGTTCATGATGCCTCCCGGTTGCTCAGGCAGGACAGCAAACGGAATGGGCACGCAGCAGCATGAGCCGCACCGCGCTCACGCTGGCAACCTACGCAGCGATACGCGCCGGCGTTCATGGGCGAATCCAGTCAAGGCCGAAGGCGGCGCCAGAGCGGCGCGCGGTGGCGGCGTTCAGCGAGCCAATCTGCCAGTTGCCGCGATATGCAGGCTCGGTTGGAGGCGTGTCGTCGGTCTGCTCGGTCGGCGCCAGGCGCTTGCGACCAGCGGTGCTGACCGAGTAGGTATCGCCCGACTTGACCAGCCAGCCGCCGATTTCCAGGTGAAGATAGAGATCAGCTACGCCCTGCTTGGACAGGCCGAGGGCGCTGTGGCGTTCGATGCCATCGGCCACGGTGGCCGACTTGTTCAGCAGCGCGGACAAAATAGTGCGCGCGCGGCTATGCGAAGGAGGAAGTTTCATGGATAATGTCCTTATTCGTTTCGTTGTACCTAAGGCCCGCCCCACGCGGGCCTTTCCTATTTCTGGGCCGCAGCTTCGCGGGCCAGGCGCTCGTAGTGCTGCCGGGTCATTACATGGCCCGGATCAAACTCCCGCGTGGCTGGCGCCACCGGTTCCTTCGATTCTTTATTCGATGCCACTGTCATTTCTTCACCATGCCTTTCAAGCGGGCGGCCATTTCGCTCAGCGAGCGATTGACGCGGTAGACAGCAGCCTCTACGCGCTCCACTTCGTGCTGCTCGACGATGCCGTCCGCCAGAGTGGCGTGCACCTCGGCTCCGACGTCGCCGCTAGCGGACCAAACCTGCATCACCAGCTCCAGCACCGCCATGTCCGATGCGACGGCGCCGGTATCCACGCGCACGCAGACGAAGCCGTGGCTGCGTGCCAGCGCGTGCAGAACCGCGTGATCGTTGGTGATTGCCATGATCCGATCAGCGTCTTCCAGCGAGGCGGTGTTCGAGGCGTTGTTCGGATTGACCTTGTTGCGCAGGACCTGCGCAGACATGCCCAGCCGCTGAGCCAGCGCTTCGCAGCCACCGGCGAAGTCGTGCGCGGTCTTGTACAGGGTGTCGGGGATATTCATTTGCAAGCCTTTAAAACAAATGAGGTTATTAACGAAAAGAAATGTGATACTTATTGAAACTGAGGAAATGTCGTGATCACACAAGACAGAAGGGCGCCACATGAACAGAACGGCTGCTGCCAGCCCATCGGGAGCGGTCAGCTATTTAGCGTTCAGCTCAGGCCAGATTCGATGCCAATCCTCGGGGCGCAGATCCTTCCTTGTCACGGCGCCGGCGGTTGCGATCTCAATATCTGCGCACCGCTCCGCAGGAACGGGTCGTGATCCGTCTGCCCACCGGCTGACGTCTGGCGCATGCGCTCCGATGATCTTTGCCAGCATCGCTTGGCGGCCGCGCTCTTGAGTTAGGTAGTCACGTAAGTTCATGCGAGAAGTATAGCGATTAGCTAAATAAATGCAATAGCGAATCACACATTTTCTTATTTAGCGATATGCTATCTAATAGCCCTATGAAAACTAACGATGAAATCCGCCGAGCGAATCTGCTGCTGGCAATAGATCGAATGCAAACGGCTGCGAAGCTGGCGGAGCGCGTCGGGACTTCGGCTGCCTATTTGAGCCAGTTGAAAAACCAGACCCCCGAAAGCAAGACGGGGAAGCCGAAGACTATGGGCGAAGACCTGGCCCGCCGGATCGAATCTGCATTGGATGAAGCGCCAGGCTGGATGGATACGGATCACGATCAGCTCGATTTGGCGGCAGTCGAACAGATTTTCCCAGGTGGCGTGCCGGTAGTAGCAGTGGATGCTGATTCCGAACATTTTTATCAGATTCCCCTGGTGAGACTTAGGCTGCAAGCCGGTGTTCAAGGCTTACGAACGGATCCAGAGTATCAATCGGGTGGCAAGAAAAGCATCCCTCGCGACTGGACGGATCGTGAAGGCCTGGACCCTGCACATCTCGTCGCAATCCAGGTTAAGGGTGAAAGCATGGAGCCGACCCTCTACGAGGGCGATACCATCGTGATCAATTTGGCTGACCGCAAATTGGTAGACAACGCAATTTACGCGGTGAACTATGAGGGCGAGGCAATCGTCAAACGCTTGGCGCGGGACCAAGGGCAATGGTGGCTAATGTCAGACAATGCTGACCAGCGGCGATTTCATAGGCGATCATGCCGGGGCGGCGAATGTATTGTCGTCGGGCGAGTTGTTCGGCGGGAAGGCTCAAAATTTTAAACCAGGCGCTGGCCATAATAGGGGATTTATGAAGATCATTTCAGGAATTGTGATAACGATGGTTCTTTGCGGGTGTGCCGCTAGGTCGACGGTGAAACTCTCACCTTACCCAGAGAAAACGTATGCCAGCCACACCGGACCGGTGTGTATGCTCAAATCCCCGCTCCCCGTTGGCGTCACGGCGACGACTATCGGCTTGATAGATAGTTCAAAGCGCACGTATGGCAGCGTAAATGAACTGCTCCCGTTGATGGCGGCGGACGCCAGGCGGATCGGCGCAGACGCCATCGTGAGCATGGATACAGGCCAAAAATTCGGGCTGCTCGCCTGGTCTCGACCAGTAGGCAAGGGGACAGCGGTCAAGCTAGATGATCCCCAAAGCATCAACTGCGTTGCGCTGGGCGGCGAGTACCGATAAAGCAACAAAGTTCGCAGTGCGGAAACACAACGCGCATAACTAAGGGTAAAAAATAATTTAGCTAATCGCTATATTTTTTCTTTACTTAATTTAGCTATTAGCTATAATCACTCCATCGACTCACCAAACCGATGGAGAACAACATGGCGCCTACCGCCGCAGTCCTGAGCATCACCGAAGAACGCACCTATAGCGCCAAGCTGGGTGATCGCACAATTACTGGCCTGGCCATCTCCTCGACGTGGAAAGGCCTCACCGAATACACCGACCGCGCCGGCCAGCACCTCATTGTGCTCGACGCCGAGCAGCGCATCATCACCGCGTCCCCTGAACTGATTGCCCATCTGGGCGCCGGCGCGGCGACCTTCTTCGAAGGCATGCGCTTCGGCGCGCCGCTGGGCGGCGGATACTTCACCGGCATCATCGTGGTTGATGGTCAGCGATACGCGCTGATCACGGCCGGCGTCGACGGCGAGCTGCGCGGAGCATGGAGCGGCGCCAGCGTCGAAGGTGCCACCAGCCGCTGCGATGGGCTCGCCAACACCCGCAAGATGGCGATGGCCGGGAGCACCATTGCCGCGCAGGCCTTCGCGCTCAATACCAACAGCCACAACGACTGGTACATCCCATCGCGTGACGAGCAGGAACTCCAGTACCGCAACCTCAAGCCAACCACGCGACCCAACTACGTCAGTAGCGGCGATGGCGAAAACCCAAGTAGCGCACCAGTCGGTAAGCTGTACACGAAGGATTTGCCGGCGCAGACCGGCGCCTCCAACTTCCGCTCCGGTGGTGTCGACGCGTTCGCCGAGGCCTGGTACTGGTCCAGCACGCAGCACGCCTCCTACCCTTCCTACGCGTGGGTCCAGTACTTCAACGATGGCTACCAGGACTACGGCCACAAGGACGACGAAGGCCGTGCGCGCGTCGTCCGCAGATTGCCAATTTAGTCCTTCAGTAATTTCGTAAGCCGGCGCGCGGCGCCGGAGTTTCTTTTATTTCTAACCTATGGAGATACACCATGAGCACTTCTGTAGCCGCAGCAACTGAAACCGCCTTTCCAACCGTCCCGTTGGCGGCATTGCCGACCATCGGCGCGGCCTTCGCTGGCGGCTTCTACACCGGCATCATCCAGGTGGGCGACAAGCAGTTCGCGCTGATCACGGCCGGCGCCGCCGGTACACTGCGCGGCAAGCTGCAGCCGGACCTGACCGCTGTTGATGGCGCAGATCACCGCGCCGACGGACAGAAGAACACCGAGGCCCTGGCTGGCGCCGGCAGCGAACTGGCCAAGGCAGCGCTGGCACTGACGATCAACGGCTACAGCGACTGGTACGTGCCGTCTCGCGACGAGCAGGAGCTGCAATACCGCGCATTCAAGCCGACCAGCTACGAGAACTACGCCGACGGCGAGGACGGAATTAATCCGAGCAGCGTGCCAGTTGGCGATGCCTATACCGACGAATTCCCTGCGCAAACCGCGCTGGAGAACTTCCGCGAAGGCGGCGCCGACGCGTTCGAAGACTGGTGGTACTGGTCCAGCACGCAGCGCGCCTCCTACCCTTCCAACGCGTGGGGCCAGGGCTTCGACGCTGGCATCCAGGACTTCAGCCGCAAGGACTACGAAGGCCGTGCGCGCGTCGTCCGCAGATTGCCAATTCAGTAATTCATCAATTCAAAACGCCGCGCCGGCGACGGCGCATCCGCAACCTGATGGAGATACACATGAAGTACCTCATCACCGAACGCACCGCCGATGGAATGCGCAGCTACGCCGCAATCGGCGATCTGGGTTTGCTCATCGATGCAGCATACGACGCCGGAGCGCTGGGCGTCACCGCGATGGTGCGGCCATGAAGCGCATCGTAAGCGCCTGGGCGCTCTACTTTCGCCGGCGCGCAGCGATCCGTGCCTACCGTCAGTGCACCGAGCGGACGGCTGAACTCTTCGCGGAATTCAACGCGCGGCGCACTGAGCTGCGCGCGGCGCTGGCGGCCGAGAGCGCGGCTGCAGATCGCATGGAAGCGCTTCTTAAATCCAACAACTAGGAAATAATTATGACTTGGCTGAAAAATTTGCAGGTCTACCGCCTGCCAACAAACTGGGCTATGACGCCAGCTGCACTGATCGAATTGCTGCTGCCACAGTGGTTCGTGCCACTCGGAAGCAATGATCTGGAGCGCCAAGGCTGGGTGCCGCCACGCGACGATGGCGACCTGGTGCACACCGTCAATCGGCAGATGCTGCTGCAGCTGAAGACGGAAAAGAAAGTGATGCCGGCAAAGGCGATCAACAAACTGGCGAAAGAGCGCGCGGCCGAACTGGAGCAGCAACAAGGATTCGCTCCGGGCAAAAAGGCGATGAAGGAACTGAAGGAGCTTATCGCCGATGAGCTGCTGCCGAACGCGTTGATCGTCCCCAATCACACGCGGGTGTGGATCGATCCGGTCAACGGCTGGCTTGTTGTCGATGCAGCTTCGCCAGCCAAGGCTGATGAAGTAATCAAGATGCTGCTCAAGGCAGTCGACCGTATGCCGCTGGAAAGCCTGCGCGTCCAACGCTCGCCGGTTGCGATCATGACCGCATGGCTGCAAGACGACGCGGCGCCAGCCGGGTTCACTGTCGATATGGACGCCGAGCTACGCTCGACCGGTGCCAGCAAGGCTGCGGTGCGCTATGTGAAGCACTCGCTCGATCCGGACGAGGTGCGCCGCCACATCGCCGCCGGCAAGCAATGCACGCGCCTGGCAATGACGTGGGATAGCAAGATCTCCTTCGTACTCACCGAATCGCTGGCGATTAAAGGGGTCAAGGCGCTCGACGTCTTGAATGAGAAAGACTTGGGTGCGAAGAGCGATGAAGAGCGCTTCGATGGCGATTTCATGCTGATGACGGGCGAGCTGAGTAAACTGCTCGCCGACATCGTCGAAGCGCTGGGCGGGGAGGCCAAAGCATGAGCTACGCGACGATGCGGCCCGATATCTTCACGCAGTCCGGTAATTACTTCAACTTCGTGACGCCAGGCGAATCGATCTTCGGTATTGAAGACATTGCCCACGCCCTGGCGCACATCTGCCGTTTCACCGGCCACGTGCGCGAGTTCTATTCCGTAGCGCAGCATTCTGTGCTGGTCAGTCAGATCGTTCCGCGCAAGTTTGCACTGGAAGGGCTGCTTCACGACGCGGCAGAGGCATTCATCGGTGATGTGTCGCGCCCGCTGAAGGCGATGCTGCCCGACTACAAGGAACTGGAGCGTAAAGTTGAATGCGCAGTTCTGGCGCGCTTCGGCGTGGGGCTTCCGCTGCCAGCGGACATCAAAATTGCCGACATGGTGATGCTGGCTACCGAGCAACGCGACCTCATGCCACAAGGCTCTGGCGAGTGGGCCTGTCTGGCTGGCGTGGTCCCGCTTACCAAGTCGATCACGCCGCTCGCGCCGGCACCAGCCAAGGCGCTTTTCCTCGCCCGCTATTTCGAATTGACCAGCTCACGGCCTTTAGAGAGCAAGGCAGCGGCGTCATGAAGCGGATCGATAAAGGACCGAGTCGCAAGCCAAATCGTCCGCGCGAGGTGTGGGGCGAGATTTTCCTGATCTACGGAATCCTGATCGCTGCATTGATCTGGAACTGGTGGTAACGCAGCACGCAGCACAAAGCCCGCTACCGTCAGTGGCGGCGATCCCTCAACTGGAGACCAAGATGACCAAAGCACTATTTCTGAAGCAGAACCTCAATCCCGGCGAAGTGTACGCCGGACTGATTCTGGGCAAAGACGGCGCCCCTGATTACCACCTGGTGCTGCTGCCGGGCCAAGCCACCGACGTGACGTGGAGCGAAGCGAAAGAATTCGCCAGCGGCGCCGGCGGCGAGTTGCCAATGCGTCGCGAGCAGGCGCTGCTGTTCGCCAACCTGCCGGAAGAGTTTGAGCGCCGCTGGTACTGGTCCGGCGAACAGCACGCCTCCGACCCTTCCCTCGCGTGGCTCCAGCTCTTCCTCGGTGGCGGCCAGTTCTACAACCACAAGGACGGCGAAGGCCGTGCGCGCGTCGTCCGCAGATTAGTCATTCAATAATTTAGTCATTCCTATGGCCATCCATACCGAACTGCCGATCTACAAGCTGACCTACGAACTGATGTTGCTTGCCATGGAGCTGATCAAGAACATGCGGCGCGACTACAAGGGAACGGTCGGCCAGAAGATCAACGCCGAGTGCCTGGAGCTTTCGCTGTTGGTCTACAAGGCGAACTGCGCCCGCAACAAAGTGCCGCACCTCACGCTGCTGCTGGAGCGTGTGCAGGTCACGGAGCTGCTGTTCCGGCTTTCGGTCGACCTGACACTGATCTCGAAGGGCCAGTTCGCGAAGGCGATCGAGCTGACCGGGAAGATCGGCCGCCAGGCCAATGGATGGCGCAAGCAATCCGCATCGTCGCCCGCTACTTGACCGTCAAGGCCGTCATGTCTGAGCGATTTTTAAATCTGGTCGTGCCGCTGGCTCACAAGGCCACCGCTATGCGTACCACAGGAACCAGCCGGCGGTGTCCGACTAGGCCTGGCGCAGTTTTCCCGCTGATCGGCCACGGCCTTCGGTGGGGCGACGTAGATAGCACGAACGGACGCAGCACGCCTCCAACCCTTCCAACGCGTGGAACCAGAACTTCAACGATGGCAACCAGAACTACAACCACAAGGACAACGAAGGCCGTGCGCGCGTCGTCCGCAGATCGAAACGATGCAATTCCTGCGGACTTTTCGCTGGAGGAGCTGGTGGTCGCGTATTTCGACTGCCGGCGTAACAAGCGCAACACCCAGAGCGCTCTTCGATTCGAAGAGCGCCTGGAGCAAAACCTCTTTGAGCTGTACGAGGAGTTGGTGGCCGGCGCCTATCGGCCCGGCAGGTCGATATGCTTTGTAGTCACCCGGCCGAAGGCGCGCGAGGTGTGGGCCGCCGACTTCCGCGACCGCATCGTGCACCACCTGTTCTACAACAAGATAGCGCCGCGCTTCTACCGCAGCTTCATCGCGGACACCTGCGCATGCATCCCTGGGCGCGGCACGATGTACGCCGCACAGCGGCTGGAAGCGAAGATCCGCAGCGCCAGTCAGAACTGGTCCAAGCCGCTGCACTACCTGAAATGCGATCTGGCCAACTTTTTCGTATCGATCGACAAACACATTCTCGACGCCCAGCTGGCGGAGCGCATCGAGGAGCCATGGTGGATGCAACTGGCGGGCGTAATCCTCCATCACGACCCGCGCGAAGATTTTGAACTGCGGGGCGCGCCGGAGCTGCTGGCGCGCGTACCACCGCACAAGAGGCTCATGAACCAAGCGCCGCATCTGGGCCTGCCGATCGGGAATCTGTCGTCGCAGTTCTTCGCCAACGTCTACCTGAATACACTAGATCAGTTTGCGAAGCACCAGGTCCGCGCGCGGCACTACATTCGCTACGTGGATGACTTCGTCCTGCTGCACGAGTCGCCGCAGTGGCTCCATGCCGCGCACCAGCGTATAGATGCATTCCTGCCTGATCGGCTGCATGCCCGGCTCAATCCATCGAAAACCATCCTTCAGCCGGTGGCGCGCGGTGTGGACTTCGTTGGTCACGTGGTCCGACCCTGGCATCGCAGCACCCGGCGGCGCACCGTCCGGGAGGCGATAAGCCGGGTCTCAGGCATTGATGCCGCCGACGTCTACACGTCGGCAAATAGTTACTTCGGCCTTCTGCGCCAGGCCGGCAGTAGTCACCATGATCGTGCCGCGCTGGCGCGCGCCGTGCTGCAACGTGGTCACGCCGTCAACGGAGCGCTGACCAAAACCTACAGGAGGAGCCATGAGAGCGAACGAACCTCGGGATAGTGTCTCGCAACAAGCCGTTGCTAAGGCATTTGCTCACGATCAAATGCTGATTCGGGCTGCCTACAAAGCACAGCGCGTCATCTACCGTGGCAAGGCCAGCTTTCTGCAGGTCGTCAACATCGACGCGACCGGAACGGGGATTGAGACGATCGTGTATCTCAGGGGAAGCGCGACGCCGATTCCAGCCAGCGAGATCACTCTGGCGCCGGACGCGCAATAAGCATGGGTGCCACGCGAGATCTATGCATCATGGCTTGCGCCTTCTGCCGGTACCGGGACTTCTTGGACTACCTGGAGGAGATCGATCCGCAGCGTGAGCCTTGGAACGAACGCGGCGCCAAGGAATTCATCCTGGTGATCTGCGGGATCACCAGTCGCCGCGAGCTAGACGGAAACACGGCGGCCGCACAACGTTTTCACGAACTCGTCAGAAAACCATTCATGGCTTGGCGCCATGCACATCAAGGAGAGAAGTCGTGAGCAAAATGTTCCTCGACAACGAAGAAATTGCCGAAATGACCGATCGGAAAACGCGGGTAGCGCAGAGGCGGATGCTGAACGCCCTTGGCATCGTCTACCGAATCCGCGCCGACGGCGGCCTGCTGGTGCTGCGCTCGCATGTTGAGCGTGAGCTCGGCGGCGCCCCAGCGGTGGCGACGAAAAAGAAGGAATTTATACCGAACTGGAGTGCGGCGAATGCCTAGGAAACGATTAAAGGAAAACGCCGGCCTGCCGGCGCGCTGGGTGCTTGCGCATGGCGCCTACTACTATCAGGTGCCGGCCGGGCTGGAGGGCCGTTGGGACGGCAAACGGAAATTCCGGTTGGGCGCCACGCTGCCCGAGGCATACGCCGAATGGGCTAAGCGCCTAGAGGTTGTCGACGCCGCGAAGACCATCGGGGCCCTGCTTGACCGCTATGCACTGGAGGAGCTGCCCAAGAAGTCACCTCGCCACCAGGTCGAGCGCAGGCGCGCGCTTCGGAATCTGAAGGCCGTTTTCGGCGACGCGCCGCTGGACTGGATCCAGCCGCAGAACATTTATCAGTACGTTGAGTCGAGGAAAGCGACGCGGATTGCCGCCCACCGGGCCGTGGATGCGCTGTCGCACGCCTTCACCAAAGCTGTTGAATGGGGGCTAATGGCCCGCCACCCGTTCAAAGGCGAGGTTCGCTTGGAGGGCGAGGACGCACGAGTGCGCTACGTGGAGGATTGGGAGCTGATCGAAGTACTGGCCCTGCCCAGCAAGCGCAAGCAAGGCAGCGTTCTGATGCTGCAGGCATACATCCGGCTCAAGCTTCTAACCGGCTTGGCCCGGAGTGATCTGCTGCGCCTGAACCCGGAAAAGGCCTTCAAGGAGGACGGCATACACGTCACTAGGCACAAGACCGCCGGAAAAACGGGAAAATCGACGATTTACGAGTGGAACGATGATTTGCGCGCGGCCGTGGCCACCGCCATCGCCGTCCGGCCAGCCAAAGTGGACCACCTGCTGTTCTGCACGCGCGCGGGCGAGTGCTATATTCACGTCGTCAAGGAAACGGTTAGCGGTTGGGATTCGATGTGGCAGCGCTTTATGATCCGCGTGATGAACGAGACAAAGCTCACCGCCAGGTTCACCGAGCACGACCTGCGCGCCAAGTGCGCCAGCGATGCCGAGACGCTCGAACACGCTCGCGCGCTTCTATCGCATGTCGACAGCCGGGTGACGGATCGCATATACCGCCGGAAGCCAGAGCGCGTTCAACCCGGAAAGATTCGGTTTGAATAA